AGTGCCTCCGCCCCTGCAATCTTCCCGTCGAAGAGGCTCACCTCGAAGACGCTCTCCATGCCAACCACCCCGTCCTTGGAGCGGAGTGGCCGTTCCTCTGGAGTGGTGAAGGCAGCGAACGGTGCTGGGGTCGATGCGTCGACCGCTCCAGCCTGCACCCTCCCTGCGAGGGACGGTGCTGCCGACTCGATGGCTGCGATGAGCGTGGGCTTGAAGTCTGCGCTGTCCATAGTCCGTTACCTTGTAGTGGGTTTGAAGTTCTTCTTCACAAATTTCTCGACCGATGATGCGAGCTCGTTTCCGAAGCCGTCCACGACCCTCTGGTAGTTCTCCTTGTAGGCCTCCTCGATGTAGGGTCTGGGCTTCAGCCCCTTGACATGCTTGGCGAAGACCTTCTCTCCGCTGTCGGAGGTGAACACCAGCACCCCTCCTGCCTTCTTGGGGTATCGGGGGTCACGGGTTCCCTCGTGGACGAACTTGCCGTAGTACTGGTTGATGGCCTTCTTGACCTTGGAACGGGAGAAGACGGACTTGACCGCCACATCCACCTCGCTCCGAGGAGCCGAGCGGTCTCGGTAGGACACCACATTGAGGGTCTTTCGCAGCTGGCCAGAGCGCACGGGTACCTTCTGCCTTGCGCCCTGCACGAACGGCTTGGAGGATGACTTGAGGGCACTGCGGAGCATGCGCTTCTGCATATCGTTCGGCAGCTCGTTGAGTATCTCGACGGCCTGACGATAGCCTTCCACCTTTATGTCCACCATGTTGCCCATATTTTTAACCAACAACTTCTAAATTATTGTCATCCTCCTTGCCGTCGGTGCGGACGGTCTTGATGTGGAGCCTCCAGCGACGACCCTCCTCATGGACGGAGGTGATGCGCCTGAGGTCTCCGAAATCGTCGACCACCATCCCAGCGGTGATGCCGTCTCGGTAGCGGATGGTATAGACGACCTCGTTCTCGTGGACGATACGGGATGCGTAGAGGTTCTCCCGACCGCCAGAGTCGGTGCGCTGGGCGTAGCACACGGCTATGGTCTCCAGCGACTTCGTGCGGTCGTTGTATTCGTCTCGCTCCTCGTGGTAGCGTTTTATCTCGATTCGATGGTCGAACATATCCTATTCGCTTTTTTCCTTGGCAATCCTTACGATTCTCACATAGTTGCGACCTGCAACCACATCGTCCGCAGGCTCTGGCTCGTCGTCCTCGGAGTCCCTGTCGGGCTCGGAGTACGGATGGATGCGCCAGTGCATCAGCAGCCTCTCCGCTGTGAGGGGAAGCTGTGAGACGCTGCGTCCGACGAGGGCGTCGCTCTCGTTGTCAAAGAGGGTACCCAGTATCAGAAGGATTGCTGCCTTGATTGCTGGGGGCAGGGTGTCGGAGGAGAACTCGGTCTCGATGGTGCGGTTGGTGAAGTCGTCGGCAATGCCGAAGGCCATGCCGAGGTACTCCTCAATCATACTATCGAGGGAGGTGTCGTCACCGACCCTGAGGTGTTGGCGAGCCGTCTCCAGCGATATTGGGTACTCTACATTTGACATCTTGGGAAAATTATGAAATCACTACTAACCGTTAATTTCTATTAGTCGCCATCCGACTCGCTTGATGATGAGCTGGATGAGGATGAGGAGCCAGAATGCACGAGCTTCTTCACGGGGTTGGTACCTGCGTCGAGCAGGACACCGTCAGCCCTTGCGAAGCCGAACAGACCGATGGAGAGGTATTCCGCAAGGAGCTCGTTGAGTCGGATGACCTTGAACGACTTCACTATGCGAATCTTGTACTTGGAGAAGTCTCCGAAGAGCACGGATGCGTTGCCAGCACCGATGTCGGCCACATCGTCATTGAGGATGTAGGACTTGCCGAAGAGGGTCGCAGGGGTTCCCTCACGGGGAGAGTCCTGCCAGATGTACCTTCCTGTGGTGTCCTTTATCTTGGCCAGCTCCCAGAGGGTGTTGTGGTTGAACATGAACTTGCCGACCTTGGCATAGTTGGCGTCGACGCTCTTTACGAGGTCGATGATGTTGTCGAGGGTGATGGCGGATGCGCCAGCGGATGTACCGCAGTCCACTGCGCTGGTGACGATGCCCTTCGGCTCGTCGGTGCCAGAGCCCGTGGTGAGGTGCTCGTTCAGACCACGACCGAAGCTCTCGGCAAGGAGCCTTGAGAGGAGTTCGTCGAGGTTGAACGCAGAGTCCTGCAGGAGTTCCAGAGAGACGGGGATGATGGGAGTGCGGTAGGTGTAGCACTTGAGGGTGACGCTCCCGAAGGTGGGCGCACGCTTCTCGCTCTTGGCGTACTCCGCAACGATGGTCGCCTTGGCGTCGGTGTCGTTGACGGTAGGGAGGATGAGGTCTCCGCCACGGCTGGTGTTGATAATCTGCCCAGCCTCCAGCATGCCTCCGTAGTTCTTCAGTGCGACCTCGATGCTGCTGGCCAGCTCGGTCGGCACGAGCACTCCGCCCGTGAGTCCAGAGATGCTGTCACGCTTCTCGATGAGCGCACGGTTCTCTGGGTTGATGCCGTTGGCTCCATTGAGGAGGTAGTCGTTGAATGCCCTGCGGTAGGCATCCCTTGCCTCGGTGGTCTGGTCGGAGCCACCGTTACGGCTGGCCTCGTAGGACTCCTCGGCCTGTCTGCGCTGGATGTCGAGGAACCGCTCCTCGTCGGCAGCAGCCCTCTCAGCCTTCTCGTAGTCGCCAATGAGGTCGTTCCACCTCTGCTGCTCCTCGGCAGTGAACTCCCTGCCGTCAGCAGACTTGCGAAGGTCGTCTATCTGCTTGTACAGCGACGCACGCTTCTCTTTCAGTTCTTTGAGTTTCTTTGACATATCGCTATCTGTTTTTTAGGGATAATTGCTGAATCAGTCGGTCTCGGCTGCTGGTGTCGGTGTGGCCAGACGCAGCGAGGGCGTTCTTCTTGCGCTCCTCAAGCCTTGCCCTCACCGATGCTTCGGTGTCCTTGTAGGCAGGATAGGTCACGAGGGACACATCGTAGAGTCGGGAGATGCCCTTGACCGTGCGCTCGTCGTACTCCAGACCGTTGTCCTCGTCGGCATACCGCCATTCGTCGGCATCCACGGTGAACTTGAATGAGCACTTGCTGATGTCGCCCCGTTTCACAAGGGCGAGCATGTCGTTGCCGAGCGATGTCTCTGGAGCCTCGAACTCGAATCGCAGCCCGATATCGTCCACCTCAAGGCGCAGAGTGCCAGAGGTGCTTCTCGCCAGCACGCCAGAGATGTCGTGGTTGAAGCACATGATGACATCCTGCATGTCGGTCTTGTCGAAGGCACTGCGGTCGATGCGCTCACGGAACCAGCCCCAGATGGGCTCGCTCCAGCTGTCGAACTTCGCAGCGTATCCTGCTATGGTACGGCTCGCACCTCCGTCCTCCTTGAGACGGATGGCGAGGTCGGAGACGATGCTCCTCACCTCAATCTCCTGCGGAGCCGTCGCTTTGGGTGTCTGTCTTTCCATTGTCGGTATCGTTGTTATTCTCGTTTTCGTCTGGATTGTCGTTGTCTGGTGTTGGCGCAGGGGCAGGAGCGGATGCCTCCTTGTCCTTCTTCGCATTCGCCACGGTCTGCATGTTGGCCTGTACGAAGAACTCGTCTCCGTCCTTGTAGGTGTTCATGTCCTCAAGGGTGCGTATCTCGTTGGAGGTCATCGCCCCGACGAGATTCATGTTCTTGTAGTACTCGCTTCGGGTCTTGGCGTCGCCACGGAGCAGTCCGTTCAGTCCGAACATGAAGTACCACTCACCGAACTCGTCCTCACGGAGCAGCTTGCGGTTGAACTCCTCCTCCAGCCTTACCAGATAGGGCATGAGGCAGTAGGTCACGAACTCCATCCCTTGGTGCTCGATGTTGTTGTTCGTAGCCCTTTCGAGGTCGGCAATCATGTGCGGAGGCACTCCGTAAATGGTCGCAATCTCGGTCTTCTGGAACTTCCTCGTTGCGATGAACTGCGCATCCTCTGGAGGGATGGAGATGCGCTCGTAGGTCATACCGCCCTCCAGCAGCAGCGGAGTGTGGGCGTTGTGCAGTCCCGTGGACTGCTCGATGAGGTCTTTCTTCAGCCTCTGGTATGCGTCTGGCTTGAGCGTGCTGGGGTACTTGAAGACCCCAGACATATTACCACCTTGGTTGAAGAACCGCTCGCCATACTCCTGTGCGGAGACGGACAGCGATAGGTTCTCACGATGCACTGCAATGGGGGACTTCCCCTTGTAGCCGTTGGTGGAGAGTCCCCGTAAATGCAGAACATCGTAACAAGGCAGCAGAGTGCCATTGGATACTCGGTAGAAAAGCTCGTCGTCATCGGTGAGAATCGGCTCGATGTCGTAGGGTTTCAGCAGCTGAATCCTCACGGGTCGGAAGAGCTTGTCACGATAAATCCTTGCGTAGCCGTTGCCCCAGAGGGTGCAGCCAATCATCAGATGGTGCAGGAGGGCGTAACGGCCAAGGTAGGAATTGGGTCTGGAGATGATGTCTGCGCAGGGGTGTTCCTTCGCCTGTTCCCGACCCGACGAGGTCTTGTGGTAGAGGTGGATGGGAAGCGTTCCCACCGTCTCCGAGAGTATGCGCACGCAAGCCCATACTGCGGAGAGCGCAAGGGAGCCCTCCTCGGATATGTATGGGCGATGCGTCGCATCCGACACGGCATCGGAGAGAAGCACAGAGTTCACGGCCTTCTCGAATTCCTCGGAAGTGACGCTGCGCCTCTCTCCTTTGCGGAAGAGTGAAGCAAGAGATGAAAGAAACCGTGATGCCATGTCTAGCTATGATTAACACACTAAAAACTCGATGGCAAACTTACCCTTACTTCATCGCATCATTGTGAGACATTGTCCCACTTATTGAAATATTGTTGAAAAAATATAAATGAAGTCCAGAGATAGAATCGGTGAAGCTCTGGATGTACTAAAAGAAAAAAGGTGCGCTTGATACCGCTACAATGGCAATGGGTGGAATCAAAACCAATAAAGCAGACCGCATATCAAGCAACACCGAGAACAATGAAGTTACCTTATCGGCATCCACCAGCCTCACTGTTGTTGGTGCAAAAATAGTAAAAAAAACTTAAGAAACTCGCACAAGGAAATGAAAGGACTCACTTCTTGTGGGCGTTTTTCTTTTTTAGGGCTCTGGTGTACTGCCTTCGGAACGAGTCGTATTCGGAGTACTTTCTGTAACCGAAGAGGGCTTGATGATAGTCCTCAAGCGTCTCGTACGCCTCCCAGTTCGATGTGAAATCCGAGCGCACCTTGAGGAAGATGTCAAGGAAACCCTCTGGCGAGAGGAACCTTCTGGCATCGTCGGAGAGGGGCTGGAGTGCATCCATCCTTGCCTTGAACTCCTTCTGCCGTGCGAGCTGGCTGTCGTCGAGTTTCTTCTTCATACCCTAAAGCCTTAACATTCCACGGTGGCCGTAGGGATTCTCATCCTCCTCGGCCTGTGCCGTCATCCATTCTCCCAGAGCCATGATGCTGGCCACGATGCCGTCTATCTTCTGGACGCTCTTCTCCTTGTCTGGCTTGATGTTGCCAGCAGGGTCGGTGCGCACCACCGTGGACGACAGCATCCATCGCAGGACGGGATTCTTGAAGTGCTCGATACCGCCCGACATCACCTGCTTCTCGAACTCCTTGGTGGGAGCCGACATCGAGCCGTAGCCCTGCCCAAACGGACTGAACACCAGACCCTCGTTCTGGAGGTTGATAATCGTCTGGGACGAGTTCCAGCGGTCGTAGGCGATGGACTGCAGGTCGTAGCCCTCCACGATTTTGAGGATGTCCGCCTCCACGAAGGAGTAGTCGATGATGTTCCCAGAGGTCACCTTTACCAGACCAGAGTTCCTCCAGAGGTCGTAGTTGATGTTCTCCTTGCGGATTTTCTCCAGCATCTTCTCCTCTGGAATCCAGAAGAACGGCAGCAGCTGGAACTTGTCGTTCTCGTGGAAGAGCAGCACGAAGGCCGTGATGTCGCTGACATTCGAGAGGTCGAGACCGCCCCAGCACTGGCATCCCTGCAGGGACTTCGGGTCGGTGGTACCTGCGCACTTCATCCAGACATCGTCCAAAATCCAGGTCTTCTCCGCATCCACCCACATGTTCACATTCTTGGTCATCACATTGCGGACGGCCTCTGGTCGGTTCTTGGCGTCGGCCACCTGCGATGCGAGGTAGTCGACGGAGAGGGATACACCAAGGTTGGGGTTGCTCTTTATCCAGCACTCTGGCCTGTCCCATTCCTCCTTGGAATCCATCGTGTAGATGATTCCGAAGAGGGAGTCGTCTCGGTTGATGCCCCGTAGAATCTTGATGACATTCTCTCGGTAGGCGTAGCACGCTCCGTTCTTGTTGAAGCCAGCCGTGGTGATGATGAACATGAGTGGCTGCTTCCTCGCACCGAATGCGGACTTGATGACATCGAACATTCCCGAATCCTTGTGGGCATGGAACTCGTCGATGATACCGCAGGAGGGATTGAGTCCGTCGTGCGTGCCGTAGTCGGAGGAGAGGGGCTTCATCATACCGCCCTTCATCTCGTAGACGATGCTGTTGCGGTACGGCTGGAGATAGTTCTTGAGGTCGGTGTTCTTCACTATCTCCACTGCATCCGAGAAGCAAATCTTCGCTTGGTCTTTGACGGTGGCAGCGGAGTACACCTCTGGGCGAGCCTCGCCATCGGCAAAGAGCATGTAGAGTCCGATGCCAGCGGAGAGAGCGGTCTTGCCGTTCTTGCGTGCAATCTCCACATAGGCGTAGCGGAAACGCCTCGTGCCGTCGGCATTCTTCCAGCCGAAGATGTTCCAGAGGATGAAGTGCTGCCACGGCTCCAGCTTGAACCGCTGCCCAGCCCATTCTCCCTTGGTGTGCTTGAGCTTCTCGATGAAGCCGATAGCCCTCATCGCTGCCTTGCGGTCGAAGTACCATCCGTTGTCCAGAGCGGAATCAAGGTCGGAAAAGTAGCGGTGAACCGCAAGTTTTACATACTCACAGACGATTATCCTGCCGTTTCGCACATCGTCGGCATATTGTTCCGCTGGATATTTCCTTGTGTTTTTCTCCATAGTCCTATTGTTCATCAATGTCCTCGAACTCCGCAAAGTCGTCCTTGCGCTGGACTCCTGCAATCATCGCTGCGACCCTTGCTCGGCTGGCAGGAGAGATGCCGAACTCCGCTGCTATGCTCTTGGCCTTGTCGAGTGCGGACTCCGCAATCTTGCGCTTGGGGTTGACCTGCTCGACGGTACCGTTCTTTGTCTCCACGAAAACCGTGTAGCCCTCCTTGTCGAGGGCGTGCATCATGTCTTGGTAGAGAGCCATCTCCCGACAATAGGATATCACCAAGTCCATGGAAACCACATCGAGCAGTCCCTTGCTCATCAGCTCCGTGCCGACCACGGTGTAAATCTTCTTTGCCGTACCCTTGAGCTTGACCTTCGGCAGCACATCCATGGCAGGGGCTACCGCAGGAACGGATGCGTCCATCCTGCAAGGCTGGTCGGTGCCTCGGAGTTTCTTCTCCAGATCACTTGTCTTTTTTCTGCCCTGTGCCATAGCCTACTTTTTTAGGGGTTTCCGATTCTGGTAATTTTGCACGCACGCCTTCTTTTTTGAGGGGGCGATTGACAAATCAGACCTCCGAAGGAATTCTGACCCCCTCCCTCCGTAGAGGGTGAGCGACTCGGAGACGCTCCATCTAAAAATCATATTCAAAATTGATTTGTTCATAATTATTTGTATCTTTGTGGAGATGATGACAGAAAAAACAGCAAAGGCAAAGGAGCAACGACTTGCAAAGAGAAAGGTCGATGCAAAGCATTCCAAGGCTAAAACCATCCTGCTCTTGCTGCTTCCCTTGATAATCATAGTACTTTCCATTTGTGCTCTTGTGTTTGAGTGGAGTCCATTCGCTTTAATCGTGGCACTGTTCTTTGGATTCGGTTTCTGGGCATTAATTTATGCGTTTGGGCGAGGAGCGATGATGCCGACGAAGGAACTGAACACGATGCCATCCACATCCAAGGTGTTGGAGCAAACTTCATCCGACCTTGCAAGTACAATGGCAGGTACGATAGGCACATCACTCTAGTATTTTGCCCACAATAATTCAGTCGTGTTTTTGTAGTTAATGCGGATTTTTTTGAATCCATTATCAAATAGTTACGGGCTTTTTCACCCCATTTTTGGCGTTTTAATACGAGTGTGCAACCCTTTGAGTGCTTTCGAGTTACAAAAATTTCGGTGGTCGTATTAATTCCCTGTTCATTGACTAGGGTTTTCTTTTGCCTCATTTTTTTTGTTTTTTTGAGTTATAATCTTGGCGATGAACTCCGAGGGACTATGCACCAGCATTTCCTTCTGGCGAGCCATGTCGATGTAGATTCTCGTGGTGGACGGGTCGTTGTGGCCGAGCATGTCTTGGATGGTCTCGATGGGTACGCCTTCCTCGACCATGAGCGAGCCACAAGTATGGCGCAGGGAGTGGGCAGTGATTCGGTGGTCGTCGATGCCGATGGCACGGAGCCGACGCTTGACGATGGCACTGATGGTGCTGCGCAGAATCCTTTGCGGAGTACGGCCACGGACATGATTCATTATCATCGGGGAGTCCATCGTTAGGGTGTCGGTACGCAGGTCGAGATAGTCCTTCAGCGCAGCCATCACCTCGTCGGGAACGGCCACGACATCGTGCTTGTCGATGCGACCCTTGCGCTGGATGTGCAGGACATTCTTTCCGTTAATCACCTCGAAGTCACCGAGGTTAGCCCTCTCCACCTCGCATGTGCGCAGCCCGTTGGAGAGCATCAGCATTATCATGAACCT